CCTCGGTGTCGATGTCGGTGGGCTTCTCCTCGGGCTTCTCCTCGGTCTTCTCCTCGGTCTTCTCCTCGGTCTTCTCCTCGGTCTTCTCCTCGGCGGATGCCGAGTCGAGAATGGCATGGATTGCCTCCATGGCTTTGGAGTACTCATCGAGCTTGGCGTTCAGCTCGATCTGTTTCTTGTTCAGCTCTTCGAGTTCGGCTTTGACAGAATCGATCTGCTTGCTCAGAACCTGAGCCTGACGCTTCTTGATTTCCACGTCCTTGTCCGGCATCTCCTTGCCATAACGAGACATGAATTTCTCCAGTCGGTCGTTCAGGTCTTCGGGAACTCGGGTGAAGTACGAGAGCGCATCCTTGTTGAATGCGATGTGGTACAGGCAGAGATCCTCCGTGATGTTCCTCGGGGTGAGGATCTTGCTGAACTCTTTGTTGATCGGGTCGTGGAGCAGAGTACCTGCTCGGAGTTCGTAATCGGGGTGTGCTACGTTTTTCATTTGTTGTTCTGTTATTCGTCTTAATGCTAAGTCGGCTTCGATCAGGCAGAAGCCGCATCGGGAAACTGACTTATTCAAAAAGTACCGAGAAAGTTCATCTACTTCTCGATGGAGAGCGGGATTTTTTTCCAATTCCAATGTATGGGCCCGATAGGCTTCGCCTTTCAGGGACCCATACTTGGATTGGTAAGCTCTCAGTCTTTCGAGCATGTCAGTCATGAGTGCTACGGTTTAGATCCTTTGGTCAGAAGCCCGTTTACCATGAGGTCTGTGGTGGCTTCGTCCGTGTCGAAGAGGCTCATCGGGAGCGAACCTTCCTGAGCGATGGTGCCGTTGGCCAGAGTTACCTGGTATGCGACGCCGTCGGTCATTTCGGTAGTGACAGTGATTTCGGTGAGCTCCAGACCCGAGTCCCAGCCATACACCTCGTACTTGGTGTCCCCGTTGTCTCCGGTGTCGTTGTTCTCGACGATAGCGATGACGCGGGCATTGGTCAGGCCGTTTACGAACTTCTTGGCTGCTTCCGACTTCTTGAAGATTCGGACGACCACGTTGTGCTGGTGGGTCTTGAGATACGTGCCAGCATTGATGGTGTCCGAGCCAACTGTTGCGTTGGGCAGCGAGTCGACTTCGTAACCAGTGGCACCGGTCTTAAGGATGAGCGAAGAGATAACGTTGTCAGTTACAACAGACTTCGATTTGTCGACGTCCGAGTAGCTGAGGAGAATCACCCTGGCGGTGGTGCCGGCGATTGCCGGCTTACCACACACCTGGTTGATGAATCCTGTTTTGATTTTAGAACAATCAAGTCCTGCCATTTTCTTAGATTTTTGAGGATTAGATACCTACCGAGAACAGATCCGGGTTAGTGAGCTTGGCATCCGCCCGACCCATGAGTTCTACGTAGACTACGCGGTCTTTGTACTCGTACCAGATCCGCATCTTCTCGAAGCTGTCGATTGCATCAACACCTATGCCGAGCACGCTCTTCGAGGTGAAGAGAATTCGATGGGGATTGTTGAGCTTCGTGCCAGTGTCTTCCGACGTAGCGATGATCTTGTCCCAGATGGGCATTGCGATGACAGGGATGCCATTGAAGCTGAGAGCCTCCATGCCATTCAGCAGAGCTAAGCGAGCCGACTCGAGGCAGCAAGCGTCCATAAGAGACTGCTGATAGGCATCGTAGACAGACTGGGTAACGAGGATAAATTTGTCAGACTGCTGACGGAGCAGAAGCGGGGCACTAAACACGACCGACTGGATATACTCCTTTGCCTTGGCCGGAGAAAGCTTCTGAGCTGCATAAGATGCCCCGGTATTTTCCGTAATTGTTGCTCCGCGCTGGGACGGATTGGCTGTAACCTGCGTGGTAATCTGTTTCCAGAAACCGTTGATGATGGTGAAGAATTTCAGGTCGAGACCGTCCGTAATGATACCACTATTGGTAACATTCTTGGCGTCCTTGTCGTTGAACCAGAACAGGCGGTACCAGAAGTCCATAATGGAGCGCTCCAGAACCTCAATGACGATGTTCATGTAGTCCGTATCCGTGAAGTCCGGAATATCGACGCCGGTGCGGAGAGAGTAGATAGTTGCCGACTGCTGAAGGTCAGTGTAACACTGGGACAGGAGGATCTCCCAGATGCCGGGCTCCCATTTCAGCTTGCGGGTGTTGATGTTCCACGGCTGAGGAGTTGGGTTACACCCGGTGTTGACCACGCCGACCATGCCACCCTCACCGATGTAACCCACCTCGGTGTTAGTGACGATGTCGGGGAAGACTGTGTGAATGGAGTTGATGTCAGGACCCTGAATGGTGTCCTCCATAATCATCTCCGAGATTGCCTGAATGACCCGTCCACAAAAAGTGAACTTATCCATGTCGAGGAATCCGCCGTTTTTAACTGCCATAGTTCTTAAAGCTTTTGAGTTTGACTACTTGAGGATCTTTTTTGCAGCATTGACCTTCTGGAGCTTTTCGCGAGCTTCGTTCTTGAGGTCAGCTGCCGAGGGTTCGGGCTTCTTGCCTCCGGGCAGAACCGTCTTGCGGTTCTTCGGGCGGTAGTTGCTACCACGGAGGTTGCGGAGTTCATTCTCCTGCTCCTCGATGAGGTTCGTTGCCTCGTCGAGCATTGCCTCCAGTGCTGCAACGCGGTCCTCGAGAGACTCGGTGTCCTCCATCTCGATGCTGGTGACGATGTTGTCCTCGACGGTAACCACCCGGCCGTCTTCCAGAACGACTGTTCCCGAAGTTTCGCCGCTTGCGAGAGTTGCCTCTACACCTTCGGCCAGATTGTCCTCTTCGCCTACGGTCTGGAGAACGACCTGACCCTCAGCATCCAGATAGTCGAAGTTGGCGGGAGCGCCTTTCTTGCCATTCCGGAATGCCTTGACTTTGCTCATGAATTTTTCATAAGCGCTTTTTTCGTTTTTTGCCATAGCATTAAAAATTTGGTTTGTGTTGTATGAATTGATTTTGGAAATGAATCCCAAGTCAAGAAGTGATTTGGCATCATGGATGCGTTCCTCATGCATGACATTGCGAAGCCGTTCCCGGTCCTGACCTGTTCTCTCGACATACACGTCAAGAATAGCCTCCTCCTCCAGAGCAAGCTCCTCGGCAATGCTACGAGCATCGTCGGAAGTGAGCCAATCCCCGACCGGCATGTATACCCGATGGATGAGTGCCCGGCAATTCCTGTTTGCCGACCGGTTCTCTGCCGGAGCTGCCAACAGGATGCACACTGCCATCGAGTGGCATCCCCCGACAATATTTGTATATATCGTCCTCCCGCTCATGCGAAGAAAGTCGTAAATCTTGAAGCCCTCCTCAACAGAGCCACCGTCACAGTCAATGTTGATGCACACCTCCTGTTCGTCGGGGTGTTCATCAAGTACCCGGCGGAAGGTCTCCACAGAACAGATCTCTGAGGGCCCGTCCCAAAGCTCCATCATGATCCTATTCTCTTCGGAGTCAATTGCGCCTTTTAAGTTGATGAATATCATGTGCCAAATTATTTCGATACAAATATAATTATTCCTGATAGATATTGAAATACTATTTGTGCTGGACTATTTAAAAATTAGCCCGGCCCTGAATCTGCACGTAGTTAGCATCTTCCCTCCGAATATCTTCGATTGTAGCAATCACTCTCACCTGGCCAAATGCTTTTTGAATTGCCCTCTCCATGTCAAGCCGATTCATGGGCTCCGACGCCTCAGCGAATGATCGGATAGCATATCCCCCGTCCGACCCAACTTTAGTGAACGGTACTCCGCCACCGAGTTCGTTTATGGCAGACAGGAGAGGAAGGAACATACGGCTCGACTTCTTGTTAATGATGGTCTCTCCTCCTTCGGCCTCAATGTGCACTCCTCCAGCGGCATGACTGGGTCCCTCAATGTATTTACCCCTTGCGGCTTTCGGCAGAGGAGCTGCCCAAAGAGCTGCCATCTGAACTGCTCCCAAAGCCGCAGCTGCTGCAATGAACGGGATAGCCAAAGGGAATCCCATTTTAGCCGATGCCATGATGGAGATGGCAGTATTGATGCCAATCTCGAAGGATCCCATTGCCCTCTCCCGGATAGCTTGTTCCCGTTTGATTTTGGCCAACTCCTTCTCCTTCTGTTTCTCCATCTTGATTTTCTTCTCGTTGTACTGGGCCTCCGTGATTTGACCATTAGCGTACATGTTTGCCAATGCCTGCTCCTCCCGGCTGTATTGTTCTTCTACCTCCTGAGCCCGACGCTCTCCGAGAGCATTTGCCAGATCGTTGAAGGCATTGGCGAAGCCGGAGGCCATTTCTGCATACTCCTGGAGCTTCTCGATCCTCTCCTCCCACAGAGCTTCCTCGTTCTCAGCCATCTCGAGCTGGATCTGGGCAATAGCATCCTCGTTTCCTTGAGCTGCTGCCAACTCAGCCTCCAGATACCTTTTCCGGATCTCATACTTGGACTTGTGATTTAACTCGGCTTGAGCGAGCTCCTTGTCGAGGTCCATTTGCTGGAGCCGAAGATTGTTGGCTCGGAGCTGGGCCTCCTGCTCATAGGTTTTCTCCCCGGCGGCTTTCCTGGCTTCGATTTGCTTCTGGAGCATCTCATTCTCGAGCTCCAGCTTCTTCCTTTCGTTGTCCGCTGCCTTCGAGAGGTCCTCGGCATACTGTTCGTTTAGAGTTTGGTTGAACCGGTCAAGTTGCTGTTTGGTAGCGTCCTCGCGGATCTTTTTGATTTCGTCCTGGAGGTTTTGCTGGATCTGTTTCTCGAGCTCGGCTCTGTTGACCAAGAACTGCTCGTAAGCTGCATACTCCTTCTGGTATTCCTCCTCGCTCATACCCCTCACGAATTGGGGAGGCTGAATGTTGGCCAGCTCCTTCATGGCATCCTGGTACTTCTGAGTAACCTGGGCAATCTGCATGTCGACTGTGCCTCCGGAGGCTACAGCCAGGATGTTGGCTCTCACTCCGGCAAGGTAATCATTAAGCTGTTTGGCTTGGTTCTCGTAGAACTGCTTGTCGGACCGAGCCATGGCATTCAGAGCCGTCTGATACTCCTTGTTAGTGATTTTGCCGTGAGCTTTTTGAAGAGCGAGACGCTCCCGGGCTCCATCCTGAGCTGCCTTGTAGAGTTTCCTTTCATACTCCATCCGGATGGCGATGCTCGTAGACTGGAATGTTGTTTGGAACCTGAGATCGTCTTCCCGGATCTTCTGCATGGCTTCCGAGTTCTTCAAAGCAACCTCCAGAGCCTTATCGGCAATGGACTGCTGAGCCTCCCGGTTGGCTATTGCAGTCTCAAGAGCCAAATTGGCAACTGCAGCTCCTTCATTCTCGATTGTCCGGAACAGTTCTTGGTATCGACCTTTCAAGTCGTCGAGTTCCTTTTTGGCCTCCTTGTATTTGTTCAAGCTTCCTGACCACGTGTTGAGCTCCTCCTCCTTGGCTGCAATCACCTTCTTCAAGGAGTCGAACTCATCCATTGCAGCCATCTGTCTTTGACGAGCTGCATTCATTTCAATCTCGCGGAGCTTGTTGGCTGTTTTAAGCTGAGCTTCGGCGATCTGTTCCGACGTGGCATGATTGGCTTTGAGATTTTCTATTTCTCTCTTGCCCCGGATCTCCTCGGCTTTGGACAGAGTGTTCCGCTTGGTCTCGATCTGATCCAGTACATACGTAGAGGCTTCGGCAGCTCGATTGTATGCCTCCATTGCCCGGGTTGCTCTCTCTTGAACTTCCGTATTACTGTTAAATGCGTTCGTAAGAGCAACCACTCCAG